GGAGACGATCTCCGACCAATGCAAAAGGAATATAATAGACTTCATTCAATGTTGCTTGAGCATGGGAATCTCGCTGCTAACCCTGTTTTGCTTAGGTCTGCCGATTCTATTGTTTCTGAAGTGAAAGGCTATCCTATGCCTGGTCAGGTACTGGAATATGTACCCGGCGCAGTTGAGCCCAGGTACTTACAGATTCCTCCAATGACCGCTGATATTGCCGGACAGATTGCAGTCCTTAAAAACGATATGCGAGAGATTGCACTTGTCGTTGATAAGGAAGCTACGCCCGGTAAACTTACCGGTAGACTTATTGCCTTACAGAAAGAAGGCGAAGAAGAATCCAACGCTCATCAGCGGACACAACAGAAAGAAGCTTTTGAGCTAGCCGGTCAAATGTCTCTTAACATTGTCAAGCGTATGACTGACGAAGACCGTTCGTTCTCTATCATCGGTAAGTCTAATAAACCAGAGTTTGGCGAGTTGGAGCCCGGCGAAGATAGCCGTATTCCTTCTGATGTTTATATCAGCGAGGGAGATGTCCTACCGGATTCCAAGATTGCTAGGATAGAAGTTGTCAGCGAACTGGCCCCATTCTTTATCGATCCTGAAACAGGAATGCCGGATAACGAGCGTATTCTTGCAATGATGGATCTGGGCTCAGAAGAGATAGATAGGTCAAAACAGGAAAGAGATAACGCTGAGCGGGAAAACCGGCAAATCATTAAGCAGCCGAATCCTCAAGAGCCTGCACCTATCTCTATGATGGACGATCATAAGGCCCACTTTGAAACTCACTTGAAGAAACTACGAACGTTTACTGTGAATCACCCGACAAGGGTTGCATTAGAAGCACACGCGATGCAACATCAACAGATGTTACAACAGGCACAGCAGGCAGTCCTTGCAGCATCACAGCAACAAATAGCCGGTGGCTCAGAACCAATGCCTGGAGCTGGTACACCTCCCGGCCAACAGAATACTATTGATCCTACCCAAAGTGCGGCACAGAGAATCTCTGGTGCTGATGCCGCAGGTGAAGCACTCGCAGCACAACAAGTAAGAGGAGCAGCAAGACGATGACTGAACCTAAGACTCCAGAAGCAAATCCTAATGCCATTAGTGCCGATAACTTTGTCGACCAGGTTAAAAGTTTTACTGGTAGGGTTAAACCTAGTACCGATGACATTATTGCTGAGTACCTGACGGAAAACCGACCGGCTAAATCCACTACTGAAGCACCGGTACCTACTAGTGCAGTGCCCGCCGCGGACATTCAAGCGCTGATCCAGCAGAATCAACAGCTGGTAGCCATGGTTGCTAAGCAGCGAGCACAAAATAATAGTCAACAGGTGGCTAAAACTAACGAGCCGGACTGGGAGTCTAAGGGTTTGACCCCTTCGGATAAGGAATTGCTTGATTCTTACCTCGGCCATAGTCTTAAGGGACAAAAGGCAGAGATACAAAGACTTCAACAGACTCTTAGTAATACATTATCCCAACAACAAGCAGTAACTCATCGTGAACAGTTAGAGCAAAACATTAAACATGAACTAACAAAGTCTGGCTTACCGGAAGAAGCCGCTATTATTGCTAGCATGTATGCTAGAGATAATAACATTCCCGCAAGAGAAGCTGTGCAACACGCAAGACAAACAGTAAAGATTGTTCATAACGCTTTACGCAAACAAGCTCTTGAACGACAGGAAAAGATGCCGTACATTCCGGGTGAGCTTAAAGACCGCTCAGGTAATGTCGTGTCCGGCGATACTAAGATAGAAACGAATGGTATTGCAGATACGGCGAACGTGCTCAAAGCACTACTTGGTCAACGATAACACGGAGATAAGCAATGACCTCAACGATCAGCCTTAATGAACTCAAGTATCCGGTTATTGGTGATCCAAGCACTTGGGCATCCACCAATGCTAACACCGTAGTCGGTTACTTGCTGGAAAAGATGTTGCCCGGTCTCACCGATGAGATTCGGCGAGATTCTTTCTTGTTTCAGATGTTCGCTGAGGATAAGGCACAGCAGTGGAAAGGTGGGGTTGCCCGCTTCCATGTGAACTTCCGGCGCGACAACTCTATGCACGTTACCCGGGATGCTGGTCCGATTCGCCGGGGAAATCATCCCAAGCCGGTTCGTGGTCAGGTCACGGAAAAATTCTTCGTGGCTGAGATGGAGCTTACTGACGGCGCTCTGGCATCTGTCGGTGGCGGCGACATGACTGAAATCATCGATACCTTGCAGTTCCTGTTGGAAGGTCAACGAGACGATTTCAAAGAGAACCTTTCGCGAGAGATGTACCTCGACGGTACCGGCGTATTGTTCACCACGTTGGATGCCAGTCCTGTTACTGACGGCGTAGACATGACTGAGGCTAACGGTTCCGCTCAGTATGTTTATGAAGACATGGAAGTTGAAGTCTGGAACGCTGCGCGAACAGTGCAACGCGGTACTTTCTTCGTTACGGATGTAGAGCCCAGCACAGGAACTATCTCGCTGACGGATACGCAAGGCGGGACTCCTGGTAACAACGTTCCTACTCTTACCAATGGTGATGTTGTTTGTCGCATTGGTACTCAGGATGGAACTGCTGGTTTCGGTAACTTGCTCGGTCTTGCTGTTCACGTTGATGATGGCACGAACGCTACGGTTCATGAAAGTATTGACCGTGACACTTACAATGAGTGGAAGTCTCTCGTTGTTGATGGTACCGGTGCCTTGACTTCTCGTAACCTTCACAAACTCTTCCGTGGTGTTAAAGTGGCTTCTCGCCATATGCCTAAGATGGGCTTGATGAATGACTGGATGTTTGTAGAGTATGCGGAACTTTTCCAACCGACCGTACAGTCTAGCCCTGGTGGCGCGGCTATGCTCGGTTTCGAGAACGCAGTCTTTAAGTCTGGAGACGCTACGTTCCAGTTCAAGGTTGACGATGCAGCTCCCTTTGATACCATCTGGGCGTTGAATCCTGATACGTTCAAGTTCCTTATGAAAAAGTCTCTTGGACCCCGTGCGCAACACTTGGATACTTCTGCTTCCGCCATGGGTGGAGCACAGTTCCAGGCTGCTCGGGATCAGTTGGTTTATGCCGGTACTCTCCTGATGATTGGGGAACTTATCTGTACGGCATGTCGCCGGAATGGAAAACTCGAAAACGTTACCACTGACCCAGAAGTCCGGTCCTTGGTTTAAGGGAGAATTATCATGGGTCGTCAAAGAGCTACATCGCTCAAAGTTACGCTTGCTACTACGGTGGCTGCGCTTCCATTGGGAGATTATGCACCGGATCGTGTTGAAGTCGTAGGTACAGATAATCCGCATGTCATTACTTCTATTACCGGGTTTTTGCTGGAGAAAGGTCATCGTATCACGTTGACTATGGCAGCTGATTCCGCTTTTGGTGTTCAAGTGAATGATGTCGCGGCAATTCTGTTGGAAGGTGGAAACGCTACACTGGCAGCTGGTGACACGTTGACTCTTGAGTATCAGGGTAACGCAGTCTGGCAGATGGTTGGTGGTCTCGTTGACATCTCCGCGTAGTCATTTCTTTGCAAAAGGTCTGAGAGTTGCGGTCGCGCCTATTCCCGGCCGCACTCTTTACTTCTCACTTCCAGTTGGTAACAAGACCATTTACATCTATCAGGAGTAACAAGTGGCCTTTCGCAAAGCGCTTTCAACAGAGCCAGTAGCCGATGTTGTCGGTTCCAATTCAATTACGTATCCTAGTGTCGGTACACTAAAACTTGTTACCGGTCCTGCAACCATCAATACAATTGTCGGAGGTTCTTACGGCGATATCTTGACTATTCAGGCAGTCACCGGAATTATTACGCTGGCACACGGTGCTGATAACCTTAGTCTCGGTGGCTCTAACAGTACCATTGCTGTTGGCAAACTTTATGATCTTCAGTATAACGGATCCGATTGGGTATCTAAGAGTTCGTCTGCTTCTGCTGAAACTGGTGGTGCTTCAGATGCTGACGCTATTCATAGTAGTGTTGTAGCTGAAATCAGTGCGCTGACTGCCAAGGCCATGCCTGTCGGTGCCGATCACTTCGTTATCGAAGACAGCGCAGCTCTCGATGCCAAGAAGGTCTCCACACTCACAGAAATTGCTGATACGCTCGCCGGTGGTAACCTCACCAATACGGCTGGTGTATTGGCGTTGGCGAATTCTCCCTCTGTCACCAGTACGATTATCGCCCACAGTGCATCTGGTTATACATCCATTGGGAACTCTTCCAATGGCCAACTGCGTCTCGGCGGAACTGGTAATTACGGTCGTATCCAAAGAACTCAAGATGCAGTTGAAGTTAGCTTTGGTAACTCGGTAAACACCGGAGTTATTGTTGCAGACTGTGATACCGGTGAAGGTGCCTTGATTATCGGTACTGAAACACGAGACGCAAATGCATCCTTGCAAGTTGCCGGTATCAGCGGAACCACTGCTGCTATTACCGCTTTTGCTGATGCTGGTGGTGGCGAAGTATTGGTAACTTCGGCTTCCATGGCAGGTTTGAATGATGGGATGACTGTCACCATTCAGGGAACGACCAACTACAATGGTGAATTTACCATCTCAGCAAAGACGGGAACTACTTTCAAAATCACCGATACGTGGGTCGCTGATGATGCAACTGGTACCTGGCATAAAGGTACTTACTCCGGGTTCCTTCCGCCTCGGATGACGACTACTCAGCGGGATTTGATCCCAACTCCTCCGGAAGGTTTGATCGTTTACAATACATCAACCAGCAAGCTCAATGTCTACACAGGTGCTGCTTGGGAAGCCGTCACGTCAGCGTAAAAAAGGATAATTATAATGTCACTGCGAGATTGGGATAATCCTTCACTTAAGAAATCTCTTAAATCCATCTGTTCACGCTTTGAATTCCAGTACCTCAAGAAAGATAGAAGCTGGTGGGTAGTCCTCAAACGGGGGTCATCCACTCAGCCTATCTTTCGTTGTGCAGACCCGGACGGAAAGCCAATTAAGCCTAAATACATGCATATCTATTCGGCAAAGATGTTGAGGGACTTTAAACAGTCCCCTAAGAAATCTGCCGATAAGTACCGTAGGCAAGAGGCGCTTAAGAATTACAAGGAACGATTCGCACAGCGTGAAGTCCTTAAAGATAAGCTCAAAGATTACATGAGTTATATCAAGAATAAGATTGATATGCCTACGGTAAACCTGGACCGAGCCGGCCGGGAAGAGTACCTGAAACTTACTAATCCAAAGCTGTACAACGCAATGATTAAAGCACGTACACAAGCTGACCCAAACAAGCGGAACCTGGTGAATATATGAACCTGGCAGAATTCATCCGTAAAGTACGGTCGTATACCAGGTATGCCGAGACGAACGCTAATCCTGATAGTGCAGTTATCGATGCGATTAACGATAGCTATCATCAGTTGATGAGCGACTATACTACTAAATATCCTTTGTCGTTCATCGTTGTTGCTCAGTTTCCTTTGACGGGCGTATTTACTACTTTGCCTAACACTATCAAAGCTACACAAATTGTAAGGGTAGAGTTAGTAACTGACACTAACAATACAGCGAATGAACATGCTGAGTTGCATTGGGTATCAGCCAAGGATATGACTAACGGACCTATTGGTTACACTGTAGTCGGCGATACTATCCGGTTGGTAGGTATGACGTACGAGACCAATAACATGCGGGTGTACTACAGGCCACCGTTTGACGTATTGGAGCTAAACACGGACACCACGGCACTTATCCCTACCACTTACCAAGACGCGGTTATGTGGGGCGCGTGCGTGTTGCTCCAGACCAGGGATATGGGACCTACACCGCAAATCATGCTACAAGCGCACAACTCTCGAATGCGGCTATTTGCCGGTATGCAACGCCCCAGTAACGTATTCAATAACTAAGGAGATTCACAATGCCACGAATCTGGAATGACTTTAAAGATGGTAAAGGTAATCCTGTTCCGCGTAACTTGAAGATGCGAGGTGACCACCTTCATTGGGAACCAAACGGTTTCCTAGACTTGGACCCTATTACGGCTAACAATGTATGTGGTATCAGTAAGTTTTTCCGGCGAGAGATAGAAAGCGGAATTCATGGGGAACATAAACCGTATCATCACAACTGTTCCGATACTATGGTACAGCGTAAGAATGGTCAGCCCATAACGTTTGCTCCCGGTGCGACGTATCGACTAACATTTGCTGAGTATCAGTTTTTCCGTCGTAAGGGTATCAAACTTGAGCCCATGAAGAAGAGCGAAGATAAGGATGATCCTTCTTTCACTACCGCGTTGTCTAAGTATAATAGGTTGAAGCGTATAGCTGCTACTCAGTTTAATGTAGTGATTGGTAAGACGAGCACCCTTAGTTACATCAAACGGGCAATGGCAGAGTTTGATGAGGATGAAGCTGATAAGGTGCTTAAGGAGTTAGGCTATGTCGTTGAAGAGACAGACGAAGTGGACGACTAGAGAAAATGATGCGTTCGCGTCGTCTGTCATTGCGGAACTGGCTGCTCCCAGGCATAAACCTAGTTATGCTTGGGGTAATGACACTCCTCTATCGTTAGCTTCCGAAAGCCTTACTTACCCTGCTGTTAATACTCTTACGTTAGTTCCTGTAGAGATTACAGATCCTTTCATCCTTCATAGTTTTTGCCTATACGTAACTGCTGCCTTTGCTTCTACATTACGTGGCCAGTTTTATCTGTATAGAGTAGAGCAACCTCGCAATAACTCTTTCCAACTTAAACGGTTTGGTCCTGCCGTATCTAATATTTTTCCTTTAGATACTATAGGATTGAAGAAGATATTACTACATAATAGTACATTGTTACAGTCAGGACTCTATTACATAGGGTTACATGTAACAGGTACTGGTGCTATGGGTTCACTAGCTAGTACAACCAGTAATACTAACAGGACTAAACAGGTAACTGCTGCTGCTATACCGGCTAGTATTGATTTGGTATCTACTACAGAAGCTAATCAATTTGTATTCGGGGCACTTACTGCCAACGGTAATTTACATTTAGACGCTAGTGTGAGTGGGTTTAGTTTTGGGTCTAAAGCTATTTCATCTAGTATCACGGCGACAGCTAATACAACCACTATTTCATTAACAGATATCCCTACAGCGGCTATGACTATCACACCGGCAGCTGGTGTCTATCTGGTGTGGTATACCGGGTCTGTCAGTACCTCTGCCAACGGTAACTTCATTGAAACATCTATCTATGTGGATGGCGTCCAGACAGCGCACTCAGAGCGTAGGTCAGGGGGCACCCGCAATGATGCCTATCCATTCTCATGTACGGACATAGCCACCGTAGATGGTACCCAAGCAATCACCGGGCAATGGCGCACCACAGGTGGTGCCGCTACAATGTATGAGCGCAGTATCGTCTTGGTGGAGACCTTCTAATGGCGACCATAACTAAGTACACATATACGATTGCACCTGTAGATGTGCCTGCCCTTAGAGCGGAGATCCACCTGGATGCCGCTATCATAATTGCCGTGTCGGACATTGACTACAATGGCACCGATGCTGATGTCTACATGAAGGATGTCCTCCCTGCCGGTGAAGAAACTGCGCTTGATGCAGTCGCTGCTGCACATACTGGCACCCCTCTGTCTGATATGGTGACGGACCAGGTCAATCAGGTGCATGAAGTCGAAACAGACTTACACCCTTACACTTACACTTCCAGGTTCATTAATCCGGGACTCTCTTACTCGGCCACAGCTATAATCTTCAAAGAGGCATTCAAGATATCCCAAGTCACGCTGGTACACAATAACCCTACCAGGGGCGACATAATCAGGATCTACGTATACGACGGGGTTTTCCTGGAGTTCCTCACAAACTGGATAACCCTGCAAGATGGAGTGTATGAAACCATCTGGCGCCCTGAACGGAACACAACTCAGGTCTACAAGGCGGGTCTCCAGGTATACACTCAATACTGGGCACAAACGGCCGGCAATACATACGCCCATGTCTTCGGCTACCACACCCGTAAGGTACTTGTCTGATGGCTGTCGTCACTAACTACGCGCATGCGGTTGCTCCCTGCAATGTGGCTGCACTCACAGAGGAGGTCCACCTAGACCCCCTGATTCTGACGACTATCTCTTACATCGACTACGATGGTGTGACAGCGAACATCTGGATGAAGGACGTACTGACTGCCGGCGAGATATCGGCACTGGCTGCAGTAGCGGCGGCTCATGCTGGGGCGCCCCAAGCTCACATGGTGCCGGGGCAGATTAACCAGTCAAAACGCCAAGAAGCAGAAAGGTACCCTTTCCTATACGGGTGGGAATACAATAACCCCGGGCTCTCTTTTACGGGGATATCGGCTACATTACTGGATGAGTTCCGGCTGTCCGAGCTGGTGGTTAGTCATGAGAACCCGACGGACGGTGACAGAACCTGGATTAGGATACAGGACTCTGGCGGAACTAATGTAGACTACCTTGTAAACTGGGTGTACTGGTCTTCAACAATGAAGGAGTTTACCTGGACGGTGCCGCGTGACACGGTAGCGGCTTACCCGGCAGGGTATCTGATAACTGTCTCTCACTGGGCACAAGCGGCAGGCTACTCGTACTTCAATGCCTTTGGCTATCACACACAACAGATCGTGGCGATATGATGGATGACATGACAAAAATAGCACCGACCATTACTGCTGCTCAGATGCGACAGTCCACCAAGGGTCATAAGCTGCGCCGCCTCCTTGTGCGTGTCGATGATGCTAATCAAAAAGGTAGCCAGCAACTCTTCCTGGCTAACAGTCTTCCGCCTGTGTTAGTGGCTGAGCTTGAACGTCGAGGCTTTTCATATGCCTTGGTTGAAGCACCCCCTGATATACCTAATCAGGACGGGTATATTCTCTCTTGGGAATCGAGGGCTAAGCCATGATTGATTTCAAATATTACGGAAAGACACAGCTACAGGATAGCAACCTGGTAGAGCTGGCGACCTTAGCTAATCCGCTACGTGTTGATCCGACTGGTACGACTCAGCAACCGGTAGTTATTCAGGATGGTACTGGGCGTCAGGTAGCCACTGATGCGTTTGAGAGGCTGCGGGTCTCTGAGCCTTTCTCCGTCTTTGACAGTAAGCAGATTTATGATGATAACCCCTTGTTCTTTGATACTGATGTAACTGCTGGCGGAACCGTAACCCACAACATCAACAAGGCATCCAGCGAACTAAAGACCACAACTGCATCAGGCGATATCGCTATCCGGCAGAGTAAGCGGTATTTCAACTACCAGCCTGGTAAGTCGATGCAGATGTTCCTCACTTACAACTTTGAGGCTGAGGATACCAACGTAGAGAAACGGGTAGGTTACTTCGACGCCGATGATGGTATCTTCCTGCAGCTAGCTGGGACAGCGCTGTCGCTCAACCGACGCTCCAATGTTACTGGTAGTCCTGTCGATGAGTCCGTAGCGCAGGCCAGCTGGAACATCGATAAGTTAGACGGTACCGGCATTAGTGGGCTGACACTCGACAACACTAAAGTTCAGATTCTCGTTATTGACTTTCAATGGCTCGGTGTAGGTACCGTACGTATTGGATTTGATATCGACGGTAAAGCCGTTATCGCTCACGAGTTCAAACATGCCAATACGATTACCAGCGTGTATATGCAGACGCCCAATCTGCCGGTGCGCTGGGAGATAGAGAACACAGGCACCGCTACCGGAACACCTACACTGAGCGCCATCTGCTGCTCAGTCATGATCGAAGGTGGCCGGGAACAAACCGGTACTACCAGATCAGCCAATCGCAGTATTACTCCTGGTGTCAGTGTTGGTGCAAACCTGGTTCCAATCATCTCTGTACGGCTGAAGTCAGCGTTCAATCGCGCCACAGTCATCCCCAAGAAAATCTCTCTCCTGGCATCAACCACCAAAGCCAACATGCTGTGGGTGTTGGTCATGAACCCCACCATCGGGGCTGGAGTAGCAGCCAGCTGGACATCCATTACCAGTAGCTTCTGTGAGTACGATATAGCCCAGACGGGGACCGCTAGTGCTGGTATTGTCCTCGATAGCGGGTATATGAGCGACACCATCAGCGGCTCCGCTATCGACATTCAGTCTTCCCTGATTCTGGCTAGTGACTTCGCTGGGACCTCCGATATAGTCACCTTGTGTGCCCAGAAGATTGGCGGCGGAAGTGACACAGTCTTCGGTGCCCTTACCTGGTTGGAGGCTCTCTAATGGCCACTAGACGCGATAATAAGCAGAATCTCCAGTTAGCTTCTTTCTCTGGTGGCTTAAATGAGTTTGATGGACTCATACAAAACAATCAGGTTTCAGCCATAGAGAATATGGAGTTCTTTAACGGTGAGCTACGTACCAGGAATGGTCAGAAACTTATCGCTCATACCTCCCAGTTCGGTAGAGGTATGCTAGATGTTAACGGGGCACTAGTAGATACTGATGCCGGTACCCTCATGAACAATGTTACTACTTATTATCTTTCTGGTGGATTCTTTGCCGATGTAGATATGCCAGTAGTAGGCTGGAAAACTGCCGCGTTTATCATCGATGTAACTACACCTAATAATGATACTAGTGCCATTCCTACTATCCAATATTTCAGTGATACAAATCTTGATTACCGCACACTTATACATGAGGAGTACGATCTTACTGGTGCTGTTCCTGTTGTAGATAGAACACATTTAGGATCTACTAAACGGTTGCTTATCGTTAATGTTCCCTCTGACCACAATGCTACAGAAAACTATAAGTTCTTTGCTGACTGGCAGAAGCAAGACACTGAGCCTACTAATCAGGAATCTTTCTGGTTGAAGATTATACTACCGACTATTATGTCTGCCGGTGTGCAAATTACTAAAGTACGCAGTCTTATCCCTGCACGACCGCAAGCTATGACTGTGCTTCAGACAGAAGATTACGGTAACACTCTACTGGTAGCTCGCCCCCGTATAGGTGTTAAGCAAATCACAGGTACTGAACCTATTGTATATGGGTTCCAAGATAATGTCAGGGTACCTATTAGTGACAAAAGTTACGAAGAATTACCTGCAGCTTTGGAATATACACCGCTTGAACTAGTTACTACGTCTGGCCTTAAACTTACTCGTTGGGCAGCTGAGACAGTTGGTGGTGACCATGGACCTAATGGATTGGTAGTTACTCCGAATGAGGAATATGTATTGTTTCCTCGCACCGGACGTGTTGTGTTGTCCACTCATTCTGGGCCTACATCCTTACAAGCTGCCAGAGGAAATGACAACGAGTTTGCTGTTACTCAGCAGACTGATGATAATGAACTTGTTTTTACTGAGTTTCCGTTAAGAACCCCTGAAGATATTGGGCCACAGTTTGAGGGACTTCCGGTTATTAAGGATCTTGGTTCACCTACAGCTATAGGTAAGTATGAGAATGCACTTTTTCTGGGTTATCGTAATGGGGTTATTCGGTGGGGTGAGCCGTCACCTGGTGAAGATGTATTTCCTACTGAGGCGTTTACAGTTATTCAGGAAGATGACCCAGTTATCACAGCTCTTGTACAGTGGTCTTCATTTCTTGTGGTGTTTACTAACGATAGTATTTGGGTCATTGAGCCTAATGGCCAGAACACGCTTTCTCCCTCGAATATCCAAGATTATATTCAAAGAAAACTGGTTAACGGAGTTGGAACTGTAAGTAAGAATGCCATCGTAGAAGTAGAAGGCGCTCTATGGTTCCTGGCTCGTGATGGTATCTACGGCTTTAATGGTCAGGGTGAACCGCAAAAGATTAGTCAGGCTATCCAACGTACGTTTGACCAGGGCCTTAACTTAGCGGCATTGCCTTATGCGTGTGCAGGTTACTATAAGTCTAAGCGGCAGATTTGGTTTAGTGTAGCTTCTACTGGTTCTTATTTCAATGATACTGTTATCATCTTTGACCGCATATCTGGTGGTATCTTCATTCAGAAAGGTATCAACGCCGAACAGATAACTTACGATGATGTTAATGGCACGTTGTACACGATAGATTTCCTGGGGCGTATCTGGCAGCAAGATTACGGAGATGCTGATGGCATCGATAATGCTCTTCCGATTACTTGTTCGTTCACTACTCCACCGCTCAACGGTAAAAGCTTTAACTCGGTTAGGCTTACTGACTTATTGTTATATTTACGCCATTATATTGGAGCAGATTATACTGCTACTCCAATCGTGGATGGTAAAGAGGGAACAGCCCAAACGATAAATCTAGATTATCTACAATCTCTCTCACCACCGAATGGTGAAACGGAACTAGCTTGGGGTGATACTGGATTTGATTTAGCTAGTGTTTCGCTCCCCATAAAATCACGCCGTAAAAAGCTGATACAATTTGATGTTGTTGACGGGACCGATGTACAAGTTAGGATTGATTTACCTGATCCTGCTGTCGGTGAAAAGCTTAGTGTCTTTTCCTTAGAGATGCTTGCTGAGCTTATAGGTAAACGATGAAAATAGCGCTGCCATATAGGTTGAATAAGAACAGTACCGCTGAAGAAGTGGCAACTATACTTAACCGCCTTAAAGATTATATGGAAAAGGGGATAGATGAAGATAACTTTCGTGAAGTAGCTAAGGGTGGTGGGTTAGATGATGTAGAATCTAGTTATACTCTTAGTACATTTAGCTTTATTGATGACGGGCTAAATACACTTGAAGGTGCTTCTTATCCCTATGGTTGGGTAAATGTACCTAATGAAGGTATCTATCTTAATACTGCTGTATACTATGCTACTGGTCTAGGTATATTCTTTGCAGATGATGTTACGGTACAAATTGATTCTACACTTAAAGTAGTAGCTGTTTCCGGGTTAACTGATGGTGATGATACCTTTCATAATATCCCTGCATCTGAACCTGGTGGTGATGCTTTTACCGCTAATATAAGAGCTTATGATGAAGCATTAAGCGATCCGGGTAAGTATTCATTAGTGGCATTTGTCCGTACTCTGTTAGAGGTTTAACCATGAGTATTATAGATATTGGTGATATTCTAACATTAGTGAAGACCGGAGAAACTGGTATCAAATCAGTGTTCACTGCTCTGAACAATTGGCAGTGGGATCAAAACAACTTCAGTCAATTTGCTAGGTTAGCTAACCATGAGTACGAAAAGAATGATTATCGTTTTGCTTGGAATGCTACCTTGGATCTTCCTGGTAGCCATTCCGGAGGTGCTGCTGTTGTCTCCTTTCAGATTCCAGAATTTCTCGGTATTGGTGCTTTAGTAGTAGATAGGTTACAAGCTGTTACACTTAGAGATTCGATAACACCGCTCGCTGGTACAACTGTAGAAATAAGACGCATACTTAAAGGTGAAACTACAGCTGAGCAAACAGATTTTACTATTGCTGGGGCATGGGTACTAAATACACCAAGAGAAGATAGTACAGGAACTTTGTTATTCAAATCTCTCGATACACTAGAGATAAGAGTTACTACAGGTGTCGGAGAAATAGTTGATCCGCTTTACGTTACTGTATATTTTCGTGGCACGTTGTTAGGGAGCGACTAATGGCGTTAATCTCTCAAAGTCTGATAGATAATCTGGATGTAAATTCTCCTGCTGATGTGCAAGAGCTTATTGATTTGTTCACTAATGCATTACATAACTTAGAAGATACTGATGGTGATGGTAATGTATTAGATGCTAATAAGATTGACGTGAAATCTATTTTCACTATTACAATGCAGAATCCTATAGCTCTCGGCAGTAAGACGTTTGATGATCCTGTACTGAAACTCAAACTACCGGAACATCTGCCGCCGATAGAGTTATTTGGAGTGTCTTTCTTCGCTGGTGGAACATCAGCAGATACTACTTTTCAGTTACATGTAAACGATGTTGCTATTACGGAACCATTAACTGCCGCTGGTAACAACGCTCTGGTGTCGGCACCTCCTTTCAATTTCTTTGTAGTGCAAAATGATATTATTGAAGTAAAAATAGAAGAAGTAGCTACGCCTGATTACGTTATAGTAACACTTTTTTGTCGGGCCGAATTACCACGGTTGCCGGTCATATGATAGATTTCATACGGAGGAGTACCCACAATGGCAAGCGCAACCACACGGCGATCAAACGGACTCAGGGGTGGGGTCAACGTACAGGCTCCTAGCGGCGCTCCAGCGCAACGCACACCCTCCCAGCTGCTGGGCCAGCGGTCGATTGGCACCAAGCCTACCATCACAAAGCCACCGATTGATTCTACTATTGGTGGACGTGTTCCTACCATCCCTAAAATTCCTGGTGGGCTAGGCGCCAATGCCGGAGTTCCTACGAATGTTGCAGATACTCTTGCAAAAGCACAAGGACAGATAGCAGGCTTTGGGGTAGCTGATCCTCCTCCTCTTGCAGACGCTGGTGGGTTTGCTGCTGAGGTAGACCCTGGTGCTACTGAAGGATTACTTGGTAGTCCTGGTCGTGCTACTGAAGAAATGTTTGCCGAAGATACACCACTTACTGATGAAGCAGCCACAGAAGAACTTTTAGCTGATGTAGATGCTGAAGCGGAAGCGCAGGCAAATGGTACGCCATATAACATGTGGCTTTCGGAAGAAGAGTTAGCAGCAGCTAACGCTTGGTTAGATACTCCTGAAGCACAAACGGCACCTACTCTCGGTACAATTGGAGCTGATACCTCCGATACTCCTCTTTCTTGGATTAACAGCAGTTCGGTTATAGGCGACACTCAGCTACAAGATGTAGCGCAATGGCTAGCTAATTTGGTGCTTGCTCCTGGTGCATCAAGTGTAGAAGGTATCGAGAGTCAGTTTTCAGGAATACAAGATGTTAATGGTGATAGCTTATGGATTCCGCCATCAGTTGTAGCTGAAATTATGTCCCTGATAGAATCAGGGTCATTTGCAGGTGCTGTTGATCCTAATCAAGCAGTGGCAGTTATCGGGCGACTGCTCAATAACTACGCGAATGAGAATAGTGCTTTTGCAATCATGATTGATATGCTTAATAACAATGTTGATCCTAATGGACTCGACGGCATAATGAGCCAGTTATTCGATAACGCTGGTTCTGCTACTTTAGGTGGGGAAACAAATTCTATAACAGCTGCTACTGAAGCTAGCGATAGTGCAGCAGCACGAGCATTAGGTATTCCTAAATCGTTCCTTGAAATTATGAATAGTGGAACAGGAACTGCCGGGTTTGGTGCTGCTGGATTAGCTTCTGGACAATTTGGTGTTACTCGTGGGACAGATTTTTTTAATGGTTCAGATGGGTCGGTGGATGCTAATACTCCATTCGGTGAAGTAGATCCCAGTGTTACCGGGTCAGATATAGGTCCGTCAGATCCTAATAGAGGAGTAGCTAATCCTGCGTTTACCGATTTCACGCGAGATATGTTTGGTCGTGGAGGGGAACTTACATCACGTGGTACCGGACCTGATGGACGTGCACCGGATGGATCAGTAATAGAAACTGATCTGGGTGATAGAATCAATCCTAATACTCTTCTACCTGACAAGGGAACTGGTGGCGGTCTTAGAGATTTCCAACGTAACTTTGAGCGTAGAGTAGCACCACCTAAAGATTTGTTTCCTGATACTCCCGGCGATGCTACCGGTGGGTTAGGCGGTCCCAGTATCTCTGACCAACTAAGTGACCAGTCTAACCAAAATTACCAGGATAGTTTGCAGGCTCTTAAAGATACAGCGACACAACAAGCTAGAGATGCTCAGTTGTTCGCTTTCGGGCAGCTTGGACGGTTCGGTAAAACAGGTACAGGTCTCGCTGGAACACAAGCTGCTAACATTGCGGCTCAGGTACAGTCTCAATTTAACGAGGGACTAAGAGCGCTACAACAAGAGGAACGGACCTTTCAGATTCAAAATGCTGAGCTGAAACTAGCAGAAGATAAACTCGATGAGACTATCCGTCAGTTTGATAGAGGCTTCACGTTAGACAAAGAGCGTATGGAATTAGCTTGGTCTGAACTTAGGCAACGACCAGAATTGCAAGAAATGGCTAACGAGTTTGACCTTGCATTGGCTCAGGCTACGTTTACAGCTAATTCCGCTGCCGCAGTAGAGTTGGAGAAGCTTAGAGCTAAGATTACTCTTGCGCTTATGCAAGCTACCGATGCCTCTGACTTCGATCAGATTATGGCCCTTATTGCTGGTCTTGCTCCTGGCCTTATCGGTGGCGTGTTCAACGTTGGTATCGGTATCGCTGATGCTGTTAGTGGTAGTGGCGGTGGGTCTAGTTTTGATGGCAGTAATAGTGTGGTTGATGCTGCTAGCGACGCTGCCGATTCTACCGGGTTCCTCAACGAGCCACAGTCAGGAGTATAAGCTATGGCAACGTTTCCTATAGGTCCCGGCACACGCCGCATGAATCTGTTTAGTCAGTTAGGGCAGGGTATCGGCGGTGGAATCCAGCAAGGTACTCAGAGTATCGTAGACCGGATGAAAGAAGAGCGCGCCCGTAAAGAGCGAGAGGAACAGCTGCGTAAACAGCAAGAGTTTCAAGC